CTTTAAATCGTCGGCCGGTGGCGGGATGTTGTCCATCCAGTCCTCTGCCGCCGACCTGAAAGCGTTCGAGGACTTTGCCAAGCTGGTGCCGAAAGCAGCCACTGCAGCTCAGCGTCGGGCTATTAACAAAACGTTGGGGTGGCTGCGTACTCACATTGCTCGCGCCGTCAGCCGGCAGGAACGCATTGCGGTCGCGGCGGTGCGTCAGCGCCTGCGCAGTTACCCCGTCACTGGCGGGGCCACCAGCGGCAAGTTGTGGTTTGGTCTCAATGCCATTGAGTCGAGCCGGATCGGGCGGGCAAGACAATCCGGCAGCGGCGTGTCGGTGGCCGGGCGGCGTTACCAGGGCGCGTTCCTCAAACAGGTCTACGGCAACAAACCGGACATCTGGATTCGCACGGCCAGCAAGCACTTCAACGCGGACGACTATCCCGACAGCGCCGTGTCGGCAGCGGGTGGTGCCAGTTCGGGGTGGGTCGCGGAAAACGGCAATCGCTTTCCGTTGGCCAAGGCCAAGGTGTCGCTGGAACAGGCCCGGCCGCACTTCGATGCATGGATCGAACGCGCGCACGCACGCTTGCTGGAAATTCTGCAGCAAGAATTCAACTTCGAGCTGCAGAAGTACTTGAAGAGGACGGCTAATGTCTGATGAGCCTTTTAGTCTTGATCAGCTCTACCGGGCGATTGAGCAGCATCTGGCGAGCAACTTGCCGGGCATCAAAGCGGTCACCGCCTGGCCGAACATCAAGGACCGCATTGCGTTGCCGGTGGTGTTCTTGGAAATGGCTGAGATGGAGCCAGGCAAGGATATCGGCACGGGCGAGACTACGCTGATTTGCCGATTCGAGGCGCGGATTATTGTTGATCCGATCAAGCCGCAACATTGCCAGCAAGCCGCGCACCTGGCGGCACAGTTGGCCGTGTTGCTGCGCATGCAAACCTGGGGCGTCGCAGTCGAGCCTGCCGAGTTCGTCCAGGCCATGCAGGATTGGACCAAGCCGGAGCTGGATGGCTACACCGTCTGGCTGGTGGAATGGACCCATCAACTTTACCTCGGGGTTGAAGAGTGGCCGTGGTCGGACGATCCACCAGACGTACCGTCGGGTGGCGATCACCCCGTTGAGGTGGTGCTCGCGCCGGAGGATTAGCCATGAGTTACGCCAGTGCTGAGCATGACCGCATGATTGCGGCCATGCTGATGCCGTGCGTGGTGGTCGGTGTGGATCTGGCGGCGGCGAGGGTGAGGGTGTCGAACGGTGAATGGACCAGCGCCTGGGTGCGCTGGCACAGCCTCGCGGCCGGTAAGGCGCGACACTGGCGGGCGCCGAGCCTCGGCGAGCAGGGCGCGTTGCTCAGTCCCAGCGGGCAGGCCGGCATGGGAACCTTCATTCCCGGGTTGTATGGGGATGCTGGTGCACAACCGGACAACCGCGATCATGTGGAAGTCTGGCGTTTTGATGATGGCGGCTCGCTGGTCTACGACTGGCAGGCCAAGAGCTACACCATCACGTTGCCGACTGGTCGAGTGATTACAAAGGTCGGGACGACCGAGTCGGTTACGACCGATAACGATGTCACGGTAACCACCAAAAATATCAAGCTGATTGCCGATGTGGAAATTCAAGGCGCGTTACGCGTAACGAAAGACGTTGAGGTGGCAGGGGCCATGCACGTCGTGAAGGACATTATCGGCGACGGCAAAATCATGGATGCCGGCGGTAACTCGGCAAACCATAAGCACTGATTTCAACCCATAGACAGCCCGCCGCGTGCGGGTTTTTTCATGCCTGGAGAAAACATGGCCAAGCCCACGGAACTGCCTGACGACGATCACTTGCCGTCAGCAGAGCTGCGACTGATTTTTCGCGACAAGGTCTACACCTCGCGCACCCTGATCATCCCCAAAAGCAATCGCACGCTGGCGGTCGCCAAGGGTCGTGTTGAAGTGTCGGTGTCGGATGAACAGGCCGTTAGTTATCTGAAGGCCAATCCAGAATTCGAGCCGTTTAAGGAGTGATCTAGATGATCGGAATGGACCGCCACACCGGCCAACCCATTTCCGGCATCGAGCATTTGCGGCAGTCCATGGGCGATGTCCTGGGCACTCCGCTCGGCAGTCGCCGGCACCGGCCGGAATACGGCAGCAAGCTCAGCGCTTTTGTCGACTTGCCCGTAAACGCTGGCTGGAAAAGTTCGGTGCAAGCGGAGGCTGCCCGCGCCCTTGGGCGCTGGGAGCCGCGCCTGAAGCTAGAGAGCGTGCGGGTGCTGGCGGTGCTGGGCGGGAAAATTGATCTGAGCATTGCCGGCGAATACCTCGGCGACCGCTTTCTGTTGGAGGTGAGCGTATGAGTGGCTTGGATCTGTCGGCGCTGCCGGCACCGGAGGTGCTGGAGCCCCTGGACTTCGAGGACACTTACGAGGAAGGGCTGGCAACCTTTCGCGGTTACATGGGCGACAACTGGACGGCCACCCTGGAGAGCGACCCGGTCACCAAGGTGATCGAGGTCGGGGCCTATATCAAGCTTGGCAACCGCGCCCGTGTCAACGACGCGGGCAAGGCCCTGCTGCTGGCGCACGCGATCGGCAGTGACTTGGATCAGTTGGGCGCAAACGTCAACCTGAAGCGCCTGGTGATTCAGGCCGAGGATCGGCTGGCGGTGCCGCCGGTGCCGGAAATCAAGGAAAAGGACGATCCGTTCCGCGAGCGTATCCAGTTGGCCTTTGAGGGGTTGACCACGGCGGGGCCGCGTAACAGCTACATCTTTCATGCGCGCAACGCTTCGGGGTTGGTGTCGGATGCCACCGCTGAAAGCCCGGAGCCGTGCCGCGTTACGGTCACGGTGCTGAGTTCGGAAGGGGAAGGGGTGGCTAGCCCCGAGTTGTTGGCCACTGTCGCCGCGGCGCTGAATGATGAAAACGTTCGGCCGCTCGGTGACCGCGTGACCGTGCAGAGCGCGCAGATTATTCACTATCGCATCGACGCCATCTTGCACATGAACAGCGCCGGGCCTGAGGTCGACGCCAGTCTGGCGGAAGCCACCAAGCGCTTGGCCGCCTGGATCAACCCGCGCAAGCGGTTGGGCGTGGAAGTGGCGCGTTCGGCGGTCGACGCTCAGGTTCACGTGGCCGGTGTCTCCCGGGTTGAGTTGCCCGATTGGGTGGACTTGGCCCCGACCAAGGCTCAGGCGGCGTATTGCACCGGCTACAGCGTGGTGCCGAAGGTGCCGGGATGAAGAGCCTGCTGCCGAGCAATAGCACGCCACTGGAGCGCGCCCTGGAGGCTTCCTTCTACGAACGCACGATTGTCCCGTTGCGCACGCTCTACAACCCTCAGACCTGTCCGGTGCATCTGCTGCCGCATCTGGCGTGGGCGTGGTCGGTCGATCGCTGGGACCACCGATGGCCAGAGGCGGCCAAGCGCCGGGCCATTGCCGCGTCGTATTACATCCATGCCCATAAGGGCACGATCGGCGCGTTACGCCGCGTGGTCGAGCCCCTGGGCTACCTGATCGAGATCGTCGAGTGGTTCAACATGGTGCCGGAGGGGCCGCCGGGCACCTTTGCGCTGAAGGTCGGTGTGCAGGACACCGGTATCACCGAGGACATGTATCAGGAGCTGGAACGCCTGATCGACGACGCCAAGCCCGTGACGCGGCATTTGACCGGTCTCGATATCACGCTGGAAACCCGTTTAAACGCCTATGTCGGCTTCGCTGTGTATGACGGCGACGAGATCGATGTTTACCCCTGGAGCAATCCCGATCTGGATGTGGTGATTCAGGGCTGCCACGGCGTTAGCGAATACAACCTCGACGAATTGGATGTGTACCCCCATGGTTGATAAAAACTCTATTTTCGGCGGCATGCTCACGACTCAGGGGGCTGCCAAGAAAACCAACTGCGACGTGCTGGGTGTCCCGTGGCAGCCGCGCTACATGTTGATCGGCGATGCGAATGGCGCCGATCCGGTGCCCAATCCAGCGCAGACCAAGCTGATTAATCAGGTCTATCGCGCACAGCTCAATCAGCTGCGCGTTTCTCCCACCGATGACAATATTCTGATTGCCGAGCTGGTGCTGCCGCCGGACGTGGGCGGCTGGTGGATTCGCGAGCTGGCCTTGGAAGACGCGGACGGGGTGTTTTCGGCGGTGGCCAACGCGGCCCCCAGTTACAAACCGTTACTGGTGCAAGGTTCGGGGCGCAATCAGGTGGTGCGGATGCACATCATCACCAGCGGTACCGCAAATATTCAGCTAAAAATCGATCCCTCGGTGGTGCTGGCGACGCGTCAGTACGTCGACACAGCCGTTAACGGCCTATTGCCTGCCAACAAGCTTGCCGGCACCTATCGCCGCGTGGTGGTCAGTGAGCGGGGTGTCGTTCAGTCGGGCGACAACCCGACCACACTGTCGGGCTTTGGGATTACCAACGCGTTTACCAAAACCGAAACCACCGATTTGATTGGCGCCGCGTTGGCGGTTCCGGTGGTGTCGGTGGAGGCGTCTCGCCCATTGCTGGCGAACGAGTTGGGGTTGGTCTCGATCAATGCCAGTGCGGGGGCTGTGACGATTGATCTACCGGCCGCCGACGCGGCGCTGGGTGTCCGTGATGTGCTGGTTCGGCGCATCGACAACACGGTCAACCGCCTGATGATTAAGGCGGCTGGCACGGACAAAATCAAGTTCCATACCCATCTACGTCCGGCGGGGTATGCGTTTTTTGTGCTGATGGGGGCCGGGGATTATTGGCATCTGCGCAGTGATGGCGCGGGCAACTGGATTCCTATTGCGCGCTTGGATACCACCCCCGTGGGGCGTCCGGTTGCTGAGACAACCACGGCGTTCTCTCCTGGCGGCTGGGGTCTTTATCACGGGCTGATCTACAACCGCGCAGATTGGCCATGGCTGTGGGACCACGCTCAAGCCTCTGGGATGCTGACCACCGAGGCGGCGCGAGTCGGCAAAGAGGGGTGCTGGACTGAGGGCGATGGTGTGAACACCTTCCGCAGTCCTGAAGGCCGCGCCGAG